GCTACATCCAGATGAGCGACCTGCTGCTGCTGACCGCCATCGACAACAACCTCACCATGGCCACAAAGCTGCTCGGCGCACAGGCTGGACGCACGCTCGACACCATCACGCGCGAGGTGCTCGTCGGCGGCGACAACGTGCAGTACGCCGACGAGTCCGTGTCCGCCCGCTACCTGCTGCGCGGCGGCAATGCCGGCGCTGCCGACAACAACTACCTGACCGTCGACTGCATCCGCCGCGCCGTGCGCGCACTCAAAAACGCCAACTGCCGCCGCATCGACGGCGCGTTCCCGGTCATCATCCACCCCGACGTGGCATACGACCTCATGAACGACCCGAAGTGGCTCGCGCCGCACCAGTACGTGGACACGGAGCATATGTATGAGGGCGAGATCGGCAAGATCGAGGGATGCCGCTTCGTTGAAAGCACGGAGGCGAAGATCTTCCACGCCGAAGATCTGGCCGCCGACAGCCGCACGCTGCTCGCAAACGGCGCGGTGAGCGGCAAGACCACCGTCGCGTTCGACGGCGGCACGGTCAAGCCCGGCGCACTCGTCGGCCGTCAGGTGCTCATCGGCAATGCCTGCGTGACCGTCAAGGAAAACACCGCGAGCTCCATGACCGTCGACGCCCCGGTCACAGTCGAGGACAACGCCATCCTCTACCCCGGCGAGGCCGGTGCGCAGGGACGCGACGTGTACGTCACGCTCGTGCTCGGCGCGGACGGCTACGGCACGACCGAGATCACCGGCGGCGGGCTTGAGCACATCGTCAAGCAGCTCGGCTCTGCCGGTACGGGCGACCCGCTCAACCAGCGCGCAAGCGTCGGCTGGAAGGCCACGAAGGTCGCCGTGCGTCTCGACGACAGCGCCATCCGCCGCATCGAGACCTGCAGCACCTACACCGAGTAAGAAACCAAATGCCTCCCGCCGCAAGGCGGGAGGCACGCATTCACACAAGGAGGAATACACTATGGCAACCAGAAAAATGACCGATCGCGCCGCCGAGGCCTGGCTGAGCGAACCCGTGACCGTGCACCTGTTTCGTGACAACGGCAGCTACAAGGAGGATAAGATCGTGACCGTCAACGGTGAGACCGTGCGCATCCCGCGCGGCGAGGACGTGACGATCGCGCGCCGCTTTGCTCTCGTGCTCGCGCAGGGTGAGGCGCAGGATGCGCGCACCGGCGCGCTCATCGAGCGCGAGACCGCCCGCTTTGCCGCCGAGAGCGGTGCGCTGGGGCTCTGAGCATGGCGACGCTTCAGCAGGCGCTCACGCGCATCGACGCGATCTGCCCAAATGCGTGGGACGACGCGGCAAAGATCCAGTGGCTCAACGAGTGCGAGCATATGATCCAGATGCGCATCCTCGACGCAGCGCCCGAGCAGTGCGTGACCTATGACGCGGACACCGAACGCGGCACCGTGCTGCTCGTGCCAGCGCCGTTTGACCGGCTGTACGTGTACTACGTCATCGCCATGTGCGACTACGCCGCGCACGAGACCGCACACTACGCCGACAGCATGGCGCTGTTCAACGCCGCACTCGATGAATACGCAAAGTGGCACCAGCGCACGAACGGCGCTGCCGTCCCGTCGCCGGGACAGAGCCACCAGATCGCCATGAACTCCGCCATGCGCCACCGGCACGCGAACAAGGCCGTGCTCGACGGCATCACGGCGGAGCGGGCGGCAGCGTGGGACCAAAAATCCGGACAAGCGGAGGCAACGCCGGCGGCAGCCGGTCTGATGTCGGCAGCGGACAAGAAAAAGCTCGACGGCATGGCGCAGCAGACGCGGATCATCCACGTCGGCGGCGATCTGTCCGGCACGACGGCCGACATGACGCCGGCCGAGCTGTACGCCTACGTCAGCGCAAACCCGACGCACCGCGTCTATGCGCAGCTTTCGTTTCAAGGCGAGCACTTTCTGATGCTCTATCAGGGCGCGACGAACGGCATCCTCACATTCTCGTCGCTTGTGGCCGATTCCGAGCGGCACACGTTCTGCGCCGTCAAGCTTCAGGCGAAAACGACCGGCGATGTCTGGGATGTCCCGGTCAGGATCGAGCTGATGACGCAGAACATCGCGCCCGCCGCGCTGCCGAACCCGAAGGCGCTGACGATCCGCATCGGCGGCACGACGGTTATGTACGACGGCAGCACGGCGCAGACCGTGACGATCGCCGACGGCACGGAGGTGAGCTACTGATGAAAAAGCTCTACGAAGAAGCCTCCGTGCAGGACATCGCCGACGCCATCCGCGAGAAAACAGGCGGTGCAGAAACGTACAGGATCGCGCAGATGGGCGCGGCGGTGCGCAGCATCCCGGACGGCGATCAGATCGCCCACGCTGACATCCCGGACTACGTCAAGGACGGCGTGCTCACGCTGGCGCAGAAGGTGCAGGCCGTGAAGACTGCGTCGAGCATCGTCTTTGTGACGGTCGCTGATGCACACCACGCAACTGACGAATCCACGGGCTGGAAGGCAAACATCGACACCGGAAACATGGACGCCTGCCGCGCGATCAAGGCGCTGTCGCACGTGACGCCGCTGGATTTCGCGGCGTTTTTGGGCGATCTCACCTTCGGGTACAAGACGACCACGGCGGCGCAGTTCGAGGCGCAGTGCAAGGAATTTCATCGCTGGCTCGAGGAGGGCCTGCGCGGCATCCCGCAGCTCTGGACGCCCGGAAACCACGACACGGGCGAATACTTCGCAGCCGAGACCGGAAGCCTCGCAAATCTGTATGGCGCGGCGCTGATCCGGAAGTATTTTTCCGACTACAACGCGGGCGCGGTCTACGGCAGCGCGGAGGCCGGATACTGCTACCGGGATCTTCCCGGAAAGAAGCTGCGCATCATCAATCTCAACACCGTCGAGGGCGAGATCACCGGCGGAGAAACCGCGGCCAACGCGCTCTCGGAGGCACAGCTGCTGTGGTTCGCACAGACGCTTGCCGACCTCGGCAGCAAGGCGGACAGCGCGGCGTGGGGCTTTGTGATCCTCGGACACTACCCGCTGGACTGGGGCAGCGCGCGGGCGGGCGGCAAGGTGCTCAAGGCGTATCTGGACGGCGGGAGCGTCACGATCGGCGGCAAGACGGTCTCCTTCGCGGGGAAAAACGGCGCGGTCTGCTACGGGAATTTCCATGGGCATCTGCACAACTTCAAGACATCCAGGATCTACGTTGTGCCGGACAACGTTTCCCAGTCCGACCCGCCGACGCAGCAGATGGCAGCGCTGCGCATCTGCTGCCCGTCCGCCAACTACTACCGGACGAACGAGGTGGGCGATAACAACCGGCTGGACAGCAACCAGATCGAATTCGGCGAGGAGACGACCCACAGCAAAGCGCCGGGCGCGACCGACACGGCCTTCACCGTCAACGTCATCAATCCGGCAGGCAAAAAAATCTATTCGTTCTGCTACGGCGCGGGCTACGATCGCACGCTGTCGTTCGATTTCACAGTGGTCATGCGCACCGTCAAGACGACGCTCACAGGCTGCACCGGCAGCAACGCCGCGGCCGCCGTCGAAGACGGCGCGGCATACACGACCACGCTGACACCGAAAAACGGGTACACCTTCGACACCGTCACGGTCAGCATGGGCGGTACGGACATCACAGCGACGGCATACAATGCCGCGACCGGCGTGGTGTCCATCGCGCGCGTGACTGGGGACATCACCATCACGGCGACCGCGTCAAAGCCTGTGACGTACACAAACCTTGTACCCACGGCTGTTGACAGCAGCGGCGCGTCCATGCCGTATCAGAATGGATACAACCTATCATCGTCCGGAAACGCGCAGAGTGGCAGCGGATTTGTGACAAGCGGATTCATTCCGCTGCCCGGCAATGTGACGAAGCACGTTTACCGCATCGCCGGTGAGGGGATCACGTTCTCGAAGGCGGAACCGTATTCCCGCGTCGGATGGTATGACAGTGCATTTCAACTGCTTAAAGCCGTTATGCCCGCAAACAAGATCGACGTCAGCGTGTATTTCCCGAGCAGTATCCCGGAGAGCACCACGGCCATGACGTTTCAGGTGACGGAAGCAGCGAGCAATGTGCCCGCCTCTGCGGCGTATTTTCGCGTGAGCGCAAAGGGCAAGGGCGAGAACCTGATCATCACGCTCGACGAACCGATCGAATAAGGAGGCGACGGAATGCAGATCATTCAGGCGTTTGCAGTCAAAAACAAATGCTATCAGGCGGGCGCACCGCTGTATCCGCAGGGCATCATGCTGCACAGCGTGGGATGCGCGCAGCCGTCTGCTGCGGTATTTGCGCGCAGCTTTAACCAGTATCAGCCGGGCGGCGTATCTGTCTGCGTGCACGCGTTCGCGCAGGCGGACGGCACGGTATATCAGACGCTGCCGTGGGAGATGCGCGGCTGGCACTGCGGCGGGAGCGCCAATTCTACGCACATCGGGGTAGAGATGACCGAGCCGAGCGCGGGCATGACACGCAGCGAGGCAGCGGAGCAGATCGCGGGCACGTACCGCACGGTGGTGGAGCTGTTTGCTGAGCTGTGTAAACAGTACGAACTTGACCCGGCACAGGATGGCGTCATCATCGGGCACGCCGAGGGACACCGGCGCGGCGTGGCAAGCAACCACGCAGACCCGGAGCTGCTGTGGCGCACATATGATATGGGCTACACGATGGACGGCTTTCGGCGCGACGTCGCCGAGGCAATGAAAAACGGAGCGCGAGAGGAGGCGTTGGATATGCCGCGCTATGATTCCGTGGCGGAGATGCCGCAATGGGCACGCGCGGGCGTGCAGCGGCTGATCGACCGCGGCGCACTGCAGGGAAACACGGACGGAAAGCTCGACGTGTCGGAGGATATGATCCGCACGATGATCGTGTGCCAGCGAATGCTGGACGAACAAAGGGAGACGTAAATGGACAGACTCACAACGATCAAAGCGGCGGTCTCAGCGGCCGCCGCAGCGCTGACGGCATTCTGGGGCTGGACCGGGTGGCTTGCGGCCGCTTGGTTTCTGGCCATGCTGCTCGACTATGCCACCGGCAGCGCTGCCGCTCTGCGCGCAGGCACATGGAGCAGCCGCTGCGCCCGCGAGGGACTGTGGCACAAGGCGGGCAGCGTGGCGGGCGTGCTGGTGGCGGCGCTGCTGGACTTTGCGCTGCGGGCGCTGCTCGGCAGTGTGCCGGGACTGGGCGCACACTATGACGTGCTGCTGTGCCCGCTCGTGACGGCGTGGTATTTGCTGACGGAGCTCGGCAGTGTGGTCGAAAACGCCGGTGCGCTCGGCGCGCCGCTGCCGCAGTTTCTCGTGCGGGCGATCGCCGTGCTGCGCGCAGACATATCGCAGCACGGCGGAGGGGATGACGACGCATGACGGACTATTCCCCGCTGGAGCTTTCCCTGCCGGAGCGCACCGGCCACGAAACCGTCGAGCAGCGGCT